CCATTCATGTACAGCTTGGTTGGAGCTGCCAGGGGAAGCACGTCTCTTGCACACTCCTTAGCCACTCCATAATCCAACATCTGTTGATACAGACGGACACCGGCTGCAAAGTGCTTGGTAATTTCGTAATCAAGGTTAGTCTTAATTACTTCATCTAGATCATCAATACTGTTCTGACGGTTCTTTTGATCTTGACGCCGAAGGGAAGGACTACGGGGAATTTCTTCTACTCGTGCGTACCGTTGGGAGAACTCCTGAAAGGAGAAACTCCGATGCCGAAGGATTTGAGCTGCTATAGACCGAGTAGTTTCTATTTGAACACACATGTTCACCATTTCAAATGGAGACCAGTGTTTGTGTTCAATAAGGTATCTAATTAACCTAGCACTTGTCTTAGTGTTGGTTTGATTAGATGGATTAGATACTCTTGCCATATAGGCAATAAGTTCTTCTGCATCAGGGGTGATGTGGATAAGCTGAACAAAGTGAAGCAATGGTTCTACTTGGTGGTTAGCAGACATACTGTCTAATTAGTGATATAAGTGATGTCCCTTCCAGGACATCCGGTATATCCGGAATTAAGTTCTTGAAGGGAGTGAGTTAAAGGTGGTACTTTTTAGATGTCCATTCCCAGGGACATAATAAAAGGGGAAGATTGTCTTTATTTGACTTGTCTTCCCCCGTACAGGAGTTCCGGTCCACCCTTCCATCCCTCCTGTATACACCCCTGATCGGTCTTAAACCCAGGTGGGGACTGAACTTTTGGAATTGCCTCTGGCTTGTCTTTTTTGGTCTAGAGACATCCCAAGAACGATGTGGTTGGTCTCGCATTGGGGGTCGTCGATAAACCCCTGGAGCATGTCGCTCCACTCCTCCATCTTCCGTTGTTTGACCACCTCCATCGCTGAGATGCCCATGGCGTCAGTGAAGTACTTCACGCCTTGAGCAAGGGAGTCAAGACGGTCATCGTGTTTGATGGCGTACTTCTCCCGGCACATCCGACTCATCTGGTAGAACAGCATGTACAGGAGTCGTTTCTCTGGAGCTTCGTCTTTATTAGAGGCATAATCCCACTCCACGACACCACGATCAACGATGAGGCGGTGTTGGTTCATGATGGGTTCTAGGGCGTCGATGATCCGCTCCTCTTTACGGACGGTAGCCCTGACTTCTTCGACACCAATGGCTTGCTTGGTCTGTTGAAGGTGTTTCTTGAACAGCTCAGCAACGATGCCGTCACCAAAGTTGGTCTCGATGACAAGCTTGGTGACGTTGTACTTCTTACAGCCCCTCAGGATGTCCAACAGGGTGGTGTCGGAGTAGCCGTCTCTGTACGCACGGATCTCGTGGACGTACAGGAAGCCGTTCTTTTGGCTTATGTAGGTGGCAGCTGTTTCGTCTGTGCCTCGACCTGACGGGTCAACGCTGCATATCGTTTCATCGTACGCACTCCACTCTCCCTGAAGCTGCATCGGGGAGTAGAAATAATCACCCGGTAAGCCAACCGTAGGCAGATCCTTGAGAACATTACGAGGATCACTGCACCACACAGCAGAATCCGGCGCTTGAGTCGGGTTAACAGCGGTAACGATGAGGTCTTGGAACTTAAGTGGGAACTTTTCTGCATCACTAAGACTCGTATCAAGCATGAACTGGAGCATGAAGTTGCTCCGACCCATAGCGGCTTCCCGTTCCAGCAGGTCTTCATGGCTGAAGCGGTCTGGATCCGTAATACCCCACGCTTCGGCACCTTGATCGATGTCCTCTTGGAGTTGAGGGGCTATCAATCCTTCGTATTGGGACAGCTTGCGTGGGTATCGAGCAGGCCACACAAACGGACGGTAGTTCCGTTCAGCCAGCTTGCGGTAAATGGTAAAGGTGGTCTGAGGCGTACCAAGGTACATGATGCGGGAGTCTTCCTTTGGTGTCAGGATCGACTCGGCCTCCGTACACAGTTGCAGAAGCTTTTCTCGCATCATCTCCGTCATGGAGTTACCAGGCACCTCCACGTCATCAAGAATCATCAGGTCAGCACGAGAACCCGTGAGCTGACCCGTAATACCGACTGATTTAACGGACGGTGCCTGGGACGGAGAGCAGTTCACATCAAAAGAGATACGCGACCACCGGGCGTCGTCACTTTTAGGGCGCAAGTGAACCAGCCACGGGGTCTCGATGATCAACTTCTGCAGGAAGATCGACATGTTGTCTGCACGCTCTTTGGAAGCGGAGATAATCATGATCTTCTTTTCTGGGTTGTTGAACAGGGTCCACAACACAAAGGCTCCCGTGATCCAGGACTTACCAACACCCCGGAACGCTTGGATCTGTAGTCGCTTTGGTCCGTGCTGCAGGTAATCTGCAATGGCGTATTGGGCACGGGTTGGAGAGGGCAGATCCAACTGCCCCCAGAGAGCCTGTAGAAAGAGCTTAAAATCTTGCTGTAGGGACTCAATCACGGAGACCCCCCTAGGAGCCTCTGTACGGCGTTTTATAGGCATTATAATAAAATGTACCTGAGTGGATAAATAACGGCCTTCCAGGGGCTTCTAGGGGCCAATAAGAAGCAATGCCGCCCCATGGTTAGGAGCGGCACGCATTTATAGAGTTAGTTATGCAAGACCTGATTTGCGTGCAGCAAGCATCCGTTCGCGCTTACGGCGTTGCTCAGCAGTTTCAGATTTGGGCATCTTGTCGGTTGATGCTTGGTTGAAGTACTTCGACGAATCCGCCTTGGTTGCGGCTTGATCGATCTTCAGGCTGTCCTTGACACCCTCACCACCAGACTTGGAAGCAGCCTTTGGTTCTTGCTTGGGTGCTTCTTTGGCAACCGTTGGAGCATCAGCCCGTTGACCCGTGGCTTGATCCAGACCCATTTCCTTGCGGAAGCGGTTCAGCAGGGGGTTACCAGAGCCACCAACTTTCTCCCGGTACTCCTGAGAGCCTTGGTACAGGCCTTTACCGCCGTCGCGGTAGGTCTCGCTTGCTTTGGGTGCAGGCTTGGAGGGAGTGCTGGCTTTGGCCTTGGGAGAGGGGTTGCGGACAGCCGTAGTGGGTTGTTGGCTAGCACTACGAACAGGACGTGCTGGTTGCTTTTCTGCAGGCTTTGCAGCTTCGGACTCAGTGAACTTCGACTGTTGGCTGCCAGGAACGTAGCGACCGTCAGAACCTGGCTTGGAGGGCTTGGGTTTAGCCGAACTGTTTGAAGTGCCAAGACGCCCTTCTTGCAGTTTGGTTAGCAGGTCATTGCCCCGCTCAGGGTTGACAACCTCGTATTTCCTCCGGCGTTGTTCATCCGTCAACCGAGAGTCATCAGCGGCATTAATAATTCCAAGTGCAATTGCAGCAGCATTACCTTTGCCAAATGCTCCGCCAAATCGAGACGGCTTTGCAGACCTGCCAGTGCGAACAGACGATGACTTTGTACCTTGAGCAGCCTTGTCAGCTTTTGCTTGGGCAGCTTCCATGCGACTTGCAGTTGCAGGGCGGCTTGTCCCAGGCCGTTGAGGACGCGCCGCAGGCTGAGGCCCTTGCATCCCCGGCAGGCGCCGGTTCTCAGGAACAGTTTGACCAGCGGGAAGCTGAGGGCGACCTACTTCACGAACACGTACGGGTTCAACACGTTGTCCAGATCCTTGCCGCTCACCCCACGGCTGGCTGGAGTTACCCACACGGTTTTGTCCTTGGCTGCTTTGCGGAAGCTGCCGCCGGGGACCCGTGCGAGGTGCAGGCTGAATGGGAGACTTTTGTGCGCGTTGACTATTAAGCTTTGCCTGCTGACGAGACCGCATACTGCCAGGCTTTTGCTTGGCTTTATTTTTAGGTGCCATTATTAGTTAATGTGAGAAAGAATCATCCCTTCACGGGATGGATTATTACCAAATGTGCTCCTCATAAATTGGAGCCAATTGTTACTACCTTTTGCCTGATTACACTGCCAGCAGCTGGGTACAAGATTTGATGTAAGATCTTCCCCGCCAAGACAACGAGGACGTACGTGGTCAAGTGTAAGTTCATGTAATTCATAAGTTTCTCCGCAATAAACGCATTGACAGTTGAAGTGTTCCTTAATGGCTCTTCTCCAGAGCCGCTTTGCTTCTGGACTTGTCATCGTTATTAGGTTTTGGAGGTAGTGATCAGGCGTAGGTAGTAACGGGGTCATGCGTACTTCTGGCCAGTACGGGGTCTGCGACGGTTGGCTGAGGGGTTTTCAAGCTTTCCCTTTGCTGGACCTGTGTGGGAGGCATCCATTCCGTCACCGTTCCCGTAGGTGCCAAGCTGTCGGTTCAGCTTGTTGGCATTGGTACGGATCTTTAGACCGTTGTTGGTTTTGTTGTATTTGGATTGCTGCTTTTGTCGGCGTTTACGTGCCTCAGGATTCTTTTTGTAGTACTCAGACGTGCTTTGTGCCATACAGCCTCCGTTGCACCATCTCAGGGTCTACCTTTGGCATCACAGACGCCAACTTATCCAGGGGGTTACCTTCGTAAGCAACGCCGCTGATGTCGTTCTTAGCCAGCCAGTCACAAGCAGCTTTGAGGTCTGCAGTCGATGCTTCTCCTGACTTGATACGAGCAAGAAACTCAGACGTAACAAGGTTATGGAGTTCGTTGAACTGGTCTTCTGTGGCGCGTTTTTTAGTTGCCATTGCGAAGTACGATCTGGTCTAATTTGTTTTCGATGCGGACCATATGGTCTTCCATCTTTTTGAGAGCAGTCGACAGCTCTTCACGTTGGACGTACTTCTCTGCAATACGCAGTTCAACGCGATCAATACGGCTATCGACTTCACCAATACGTTGGTTCAACTTGCCATGGAGAGCAACTACTCCCGTCAACGCTGCAATGGCAGCAGTGATAACTCCCTCAATCATTCTGCTCCATTAAGCGAACAAGTTTTTGGGCGTAGATAGGATCGGTGGCGTATCCTTCACGCTTCAAGAGGAACGCACAGTCCTCACGAGTGGCTGCACGGTTTACACCTTTGTAGCCCTTGTAATCTTTGTACCACTGGGTAACCAGATGATTTACGCAGTCAAAAGGAGTTGCAAAGTCCATAAACGCAGCCTTTATTGTCACTGGACCGTTGCCGTAGTCTTCCCAGGTGGTCTTAACAGTGCCTGGACCTTTGATACCAAAGAAGTTGTTCTTACCGCTCAGGGCGGTGCCATATGCAGACTCAAGTGCCCATTGGGCTGCCACAACTTCAGGAAACTTGGCACCAGCTGCAGCAGCAGCAGCTTCGATGCCATCCCATGTATTAGTGAATTGCTGCTTGGGAGGTTCAGCGGGAGGAAGCCTCCACA